TTCGCCGTGAATGGCCGCGCATTGTTCAGCCCAAGCGAGGTCTGGGAGTCAGCAGAATTGTCGAAAATGACGATTTCGTACTTCTCGCCGCCATGCTTCCTGATCGAATGCACCGCCGCCTCAGTAATCTCCGGCGTGTTGAAATGAATCATCGCCACCACCCTGTCGCCCTTCGGCATCGGTGGCAGCTTCGCGGCCTTCGCCGCCGTTGTTTTCTTCTCTGTCGTTTGCTTTTTTGCCATAGTTGTTCGTTTTTAGGGTTATTCTTCCTCGTGTTGTACGGTCAGACAATGGCCGTCGCTCGTTACAAGGATGTGCGGCTCACTGCTGCAAAGTACACGCATGGGGAATAGGATATTTCGCTTACCAGTCAGCAATACCTCATACACGCTGTAGTCGCGGTTGGGTGCTGTCAGTTGCACGTCGCTGATGACGGCCTCGCCTGCCAGCATCACGTCCTCAGCCACAGAGTTCTTTTCACCGCTGGCAAGTGCCAGTTCTACCATCACCGTCTGACCGATGCGGTCCATGAGTGTCGCCGGGTCGTTGCGGTCGGGGTCTACCGTCACCACGCCACGGCTGCGAATGGTCCACGACAAGCCGACAGCGATATTGGTCGCAAAGTCGTCGGTGTCGTCCTTCGTCGACATCTGCTTCACGTTCAGGCGGATGTTCAAGTCACACTGCTGGGCAGCGGCCACGGCAACCAGGTTGCCGCTGCCGTTGTCCATAAACAGTCTGAGATTTTGCCCTTTTACCTTTGCCATAGTCTTCGGGGTGTTTGGTTACTTCTTGCTCGACTTCTTGCCGGTCTGCTCGGGCTGTGGGTTCAGTGCGGTCTCGTAGGGAGCCCAGTCGATGCTGTCCTTGCGCTGCCAACCCTCGGCGAGTGTCTGGTTGATGAAGGCTACGGCCTGGAGATAGAAGCCCGTCAGTTCCTCAGCGGTGGCGAACTCGTGGTAGATGGGAGTTTCGTCTGCCTGCTCACCCAACTTGAAGGTCACGGGCAGGATGGCATCGGGCATAATCATGGCGATGCGCTGCGCCTCAGAGAAGTTGCGCTGGTTCTCCTCAGAGAGCCACACGTTGATGGGGTCGCCGCCTTCTGGAGTCCATACGAAGCCGCTGATGATCTTCTCATCGGTCTGGGCGTTGATGTCGGCAATGACGGCTTTCTTCACCTGCTCGATGGTAGGCTTGGCGGTCTGCTTCTTATAGAACACTACCTCGTACCACTCAGCCTTTCCGTCGCCGAGTTCCTTCAGACCATAACTGATTACCACTCTCGAAGCGTCCTCAACCACCGGCTGAAAGTCGCTCACATTTCCTGAATACTTATTGTTCATAATCTTGCGAATTTTGAAAATTTTACGTCTATACCTATCGCCCGATTATGCGTTTGGGGTTTACTGTGTTTTTCAAAGTAATCCGTTTAGGCTGCTGTCAGCCAATCACCATCAATATCCTCAAACAAATGGCGACGGATGTTATAAGATGCTGAGTGTGACAGAACACCCAAATATGAATTGATGCTTGCTTCTGCGTGTTTTGCATCTTGGAGATCGAGCATCTTGACATTCCTCTCTATACGTGCCAATGTCTTGCGACTCACGTAGTCGCGGTATGGCTTGATGAAGGAACCAAGGAACTCCACACCCTTGTGTATCTCTTGAATGTGGAGTTTACCCATGTGGAGTTGCAAGCCTAATTCATCAGCAAGGAAATCTCGTTGAACTGGCACTTGTGCCAATAGCCAATCTTTGTCTGCATCAACCTCGCATGAGTCATCCACATATCGGCCATAATGCTCACAACAGACATTGCGCTTCACGAATTGGTCGAATGGATTCAGATAGACGTTGCTAAATAACTGGCTGGTGAGGTTGCCGATGGGCAGTGCCAGCCCTGGCTTGGCGAAGCGCATACACTTGGCGTGGTCTATGCCGTTCCAATCTGAGTCATCGCCAACAATAACACAATTCTCCATCGGGTCGAGCATGATGATCTGCTCGGTCAGCCACAGGATGAAGTCAAAGTCGCGGATGTCGCGCCAACGGGTTGCAGGTGTCAGCAATACGCCTGAAGGTATGGGCACGTCGTCGGTCATGCCCACTTTGTGCGTTGCCATATTGCGCAATGAGTCAATGGCTATCTTCAGCAGCTTCTCGCGGTTGATGTGCATGAAGTAGCCACGTATGTCGAGATTCATGGCGTAGCACGGCTGCGACCAATTCAAGGAGGCTTGTCGGATATGCTGGCGCAATCGGTCGATACCATAGTGAGTGCCGCGACCTTCGATGCACGAATAAGAGTCAGCAATGAAGGTACGCTCAAAAAGTTGGTGAGTGTAGCGGAAATAAAGATGGTGAACTATCCTGTCACGGAACATGGCCGCGAATACTTCTCGCTTCTTTGGATAGTCGATGATAAAGCATTTGGATGGTAATGCCTTGTATCTGCGACTCAGCAGATCGTCGCAAAGTTCTTCAAGGTTGGCACGCAGTTCGCGCTCGAACTTCACCACATAAGCCATCTTATGCTTGTGGCGGGCCGCGTCGTAATAGGCAACATATAAATCAAACAGCAGCTGCTCGCGTGTCAGGCGGTAGCCGCTGTCGTTGATGTCTGTAGGAAGGATGAGTGGTTGGCTCGATGTGGCCACGGAGAGTCACGGACTGCTGAATTTTCGACGAGTGCTGCACCGCCCTGACAGAGAAGCCGTTGAACCGATTGTTGTTGTTGGCTGGATTGACTCCTTCCGAATTGAAGTTCAGATTGTAGCCGTTCGTCTGCGAGTTGAGCGACGCGCTCCAGTAGTTCCCGTTCGTGCCTCTGTTGTTGAGCCCCGTACCGTTGCGGTTGCCAGAGGCGGGGAAGATGCACAGGTCGTCACGTCATGCAGCCGGAGCGGTACACGCTGAGTGCGGTCTTGATCCAGTACCCATCGGATGGGCGGTGTGGTTCAGATATAGAGGAAATCTGTGGATGTCGGTTGTCACCTGATACGATGCTTGCGGTGGAATACTGAGGCGTAAGCCACTGCGAGTCTTTGCTTTTTCTCACTTTCGACGAAGGCAAGACGGACAACCTATGAACTTGTCTTTTTTGTCCTGACGTTTCGGAGAAATCCACTCATTCCTTCCTTTAGAGGATGCTGGCTATCTGCTGCTTCAGACGCATGATGAAAGCGTAATTATCCATCGGTGTGCTTTCGGTCAGAGGATAGTCCAGTATTTGTTTAATCAGCCCGCCACCTTGGTTTGTCGGTGCGGGCGCATTCGTTACGGGTGCCTCGGCATTGGTGGAAGTGTTTCCATTCTTGCCACTTCGTTCTGCCTTGATAGCCTTACGCTCTTCTTCTGTTGGCTTGGGCGGTTTGATAACGTGGCTTTCGGTCCACTCGTCAACAGCCTTGCGCAGACGGTCGTGAGTGATTTCAGTGCCGTCCTTCGGCTGTGGCATTGGTATGCGGAAAGTGATATGGTCGTTTTCCACACCCTCGAAGTCCTGTCTTTCTGGGCAGAATTTCTCAATACTCTTGAATGGAAAGCCAACCTTGCAAAAGGTGTCGTCGCTCGTGGCCAACTTGATACGTGTGACCTGAAGCGGATGACGGTCTTTTGTTTGCATCCTCACCGCGTCAGTGTAGGATATGACGCTGATGATCCATGCACTCCAATCGTAGGCAGTATAGAATTGCCCCGTCTTATACATGTGGACGATGTTCCATGTGTCGGCCTCCTGTCGGTTGCGCTCCGTGGCGAGTATGTCCGCTATCTTTGCCATTTATTTCACCTTTGCCTTATGATGCTCTCCCTGCCACACCGCGCCGCGACTTACGTCGCTTTTTGGCGCGGTGCAGGCCGCGAGAGCTTTTGTCTTTTGTCGGTAATGACAAAAAAGACAAGTTACTGCACCGCCCTGACAGAGAAGCCGTAGAACCGATTGTTGTCGCTGGCTGGATTGACTCCTTCCGAATAGAAGAACAGATTGTAGCCGAGCGTCTGCGAGTTGAGCGACGCGCTCCAGTAGCCCCCGTACGCGCCTCTGTAGTAGAGCCCCGTACCGTAGCGGTAGCCAGAGGCGGGGAAGAAGATGGAGTTGCCATTGATGCGCGAGGTGAAACGACGGCCTGCGACACCATCCTCATCGGTCCATTCGGAGTCGCAGTTGGCTGCGAGCTCTTGGAACTCGCCCACAGTCGGCATGCGCCACGGTGCACCCATATTGTGACGGGCTGCGTCGTAGGTGCCATTGGTGGGGATATTGCCCGTCAGTGCTGCGCCATCCGTAGAGGCATAGGGACCGTCGTTGCTCGTGCCGAAGT